TCCAGCTTCTCGATGCTTTTTAATTTAAATGAGTTTTGATACAGAAATTCTTGATTGTTTGTTTTAAAACAATTATGGCAAACCACCTCTGTATCTGTAGATTTTTCAATAGAATATCCAATATTCTTATTGAAATTTGGTTGAATATAACTGAATGCAAAAAGTGCAATCATTACAATCAATGATCTAAACAATGTTTTAAACTTCATGCTTTTCTCCTTTTAAAATTAGTGTATTTTTTACTATATTGATATTATCTAAATATAATATCAATATTTTTTTTTAATTATCGTTATTCCCAGGCTTGTTTCGCCGGTGCAGCCGGAGCTGGAGCATGTTCTTTGACTCCCTGGTCTTGACTTACCGCAGGTTTTTGTCCTGTTGTAATAGCTCTATGTTTTTTTACAATATTTTGTTTACCGTATTCGCCACCGTCCCTAATTCCAACCTCAATTTCAATCGGAATATTACGTAAAACCTCATGGTCACTAAGCACTGACTCTTTGTATCCAATAGCAATCAATATCGAATTTAATGTTTGTGATGCTATATTCCGGGTTTTTTTATCTTCGTGCCCATGACTAACATAATTTCGAATTTTGTGACCACTAAAATGCGGGTGATCAATAATTTGATAACTGAGAGTCAATAGATTCCCAGTATTTTTTTTGTTTCTGCCAAAATCAGAATCTTCTATTATCGCCTTGTACCAACCTTTGGGCACTACAGGGTAATCTTGCTCCAGATTTTCCGGATCCATTTCATGGGTAAATTCTATCATAATTATTTAGTCTCCTTTTTTTTGTTGTATTTTGTTAATGAAATATTAAGTTCTTGCTCAAATATTGCCCAATCTAAGGGTAATTCCTCGGGTAGATTAAAACGATCCTTTGACTCAAACCCGTTCATGTCCGGGCTGAAATTTATAACTCTTGTTGCATACCCTATAGGAACATTTTCTTTCGAGCCAAACTTTTCCTTCACTTCTTTGGTTGTTATCTTAGAGTGAGCATAGCCTATGAGATCCACATTTTTTTTAATTATCTCTTTAGACCTGCGATCTAACTGTAAATCATGCCGTGAAAAAGTTTCTGTCATCGGATCTTTTTGTTGGTCGACTTTCGTATGACCAATTAACATGACTCCAATCGATTTAACTTTTTGTAAATCGCTGATCCCTTTGAAAAAATAGTGCCATTTTTGCTTGGCTAGTTCGTATCCCCTGCCATAATCGATTATACCGAGGGCAGAAACATTATTCTCTTTACAAACCTCATCCACAAAGATTTCTTCCATCGTTGATAAATCATCAAACGCTACCCATTTGATGTTATGCTCCTGTTTTTTTAAATTGTCAAATATTATATCGATGTCAGCTGACGATATAATAGACCTATTCAGCAACTCGGTTGCCCTATTACAGGTTAGTCTATCCGCTCCTCGATAATCGATGTTCACTAACAGATGACTTTCCCGACCAATTTTAAAATCAGTAGTAGCATCTGCTCCAATGGCAAATGCTGTTTTCCCAATTCCTGGACTACCGTAACAAACAATCAAAGGCGGGGAATGTACCGGTTTTAAATTTAATTTCTTAAAATCAAAATTCATATATCTCTCCTATTTTAAATTTTTTCTACTTTAACCGATATTTTTTTCAGTTTTATTGTTATAAGAGGTTGAACTTTGTTAAAGATTTCTTTAACTTTATCCTCTCCTTCACCACGATACGTTTTCATATAATTATACCCTTTTTCGTCTGGAGCATATGAAACTTTTTCAGGTCTCCAAGCTGGAGGGATAGAATTTCTTATTTCTATATATTTCTCAATAGTAGTTTTAAAACTTTCATTTTTGAAAGTTTTAGATTTTTCATCATCCTCAAGAGAATAAATCTTAAGGATCTTTTGTTCACTCTCAAGAATTTTATTTTTTAATTTCTTAAGAGAAGTTGTTAATTTTACATGATTTTTTAACAACTCATTTTCATCAATTTTTTCTTTATCTTCCATTTTAACCTCTCGTTTTTTTTATTTTGTTAGAAACAGACTTAATATTTCAACCAATATTTTGTCAACAAAAAAATAAAAAATCACGAAAAAAAGATAAAAACATAAAAAAAAACAAAAAAAGATTGACGTTGAAAACAAAATATCTTTTATCGTATTATTAAAATAAAAAAATTTAAAAAGGATGATAAAAATGTCAGATAAAATTAAAATAACAGAGCATGAAGTGGCGAAACGGATAGAAGTAGCGAGCAATTTAGGTAATATCATGTTAGCTAAATTATTAGAAAACATACACAAACCTAATTGGAATTGTCATACCATTTTTTACTTATCTAGTAGATTAAAAGATGAGGTGAAAGAATTAGAGGATTCGATTTTAGTCAACAATAAATCAGCATCGACTTATGAAAATATTAGAAGAGAGTGTGGGGATGTTGCAAATTTCACAGCAATGATTCTTGATCATATTATACAGGGATTAGATGTGTGTGGAGACAGTTCAAAAACTGCAAGTGTTTTAGATAAATGTAATTTAGTGTACATTTTTCAAAAAAATATAGAAGTAAATTTGTTAAGAAACACACATAAAGGGGATTGGTCAAATATTCCGTTTATGTTTTTCGTTGAAAAAATCAAAAAGTTGGTAAAAAGTATTGAAATATTTATAAATTATGCAGATAATGAAAAGGTCAATCATAGCATAATTGATATGGGCGTTGAGATAGGAACAATTGTTGCGATAATAGCAGATAACGCCAAATATAACTAACAAACTAAAATATATATTTAAATAGAAAAAAGTTTTTAAAGATATATTTTTTTGTTTACAAAATAATATATCTTATGTCTTGTCGTTTTATGGAGAAAAAAATGGATTTAAAGATACAGATATATGATAGAACATTAGCTAAGATAAATGCAAAAATTTTAGCTGATAAAAAATTAGAGGCTCCTAGACATTATTTAGGGATGTCTCAAATTGGTGAAGAGTGTGAAAGGAAACTATTCTATTCGTTTCGCTGTTGTGAGATTGATGAGCAAAACATCATCGGTACGAAAGCTGCGAACGATGGACATAGACAAGAACTTGAAATGGCGAAACATTTACAGTCATTGCCTTTTATCGAGCTATACACAGAGGACTCAGTCACGCCAGGCGAGCAAATAGGGTATGAATTATTATTAGGTCATTTTCGGGGGCACCTGGACGGAATTATTCGGGGAATAGTCGAAGCTCCTAAAACTTGGCATGTTTGGGAACATAAATCTAAAGACAAATCTATGTTTAATAAATTAAAAAAAATTAGACAAGAAAATGGAGAAAAACTTTCTCTAAAAATGTGGAATATTATATATTATGCACAGGCTATAATATATATGCACAGCAGCAAACTTTCTCGGCATTACATGACTGTTTCGACTCCCGGAGGGCGTGATGCTATATCCATCAGAACAGACTACAATCAGAAATATGCTGAGATGTTGATTGACAAAGCTCAAAGGATTATTTTTGAAAACAACTATCTGCCTCCGGGAACATCTGACAAGAAAGAAGTATTCGCATGTAAATTTTGCCCATATATCGATATTTGTCACGACAAACAATTTCCGCTAGTACACTGTAAAACTTGCAGATATAGAGAACCTGTTAAGAATGGCGAGAATTTTTGTCATTTTAAAAAAGAAGATATTGATAAAAAGTATTTACATATGAGATGTAATAATCACATATATAATCCAGCACTAATTCAGGCTAAATTAGTCGACCAACAACTGGATTGTTGTGTATATCAACTAGAAAATAAAACATATCTGGCTAATTGTAGCCTAAGTGGTTTACCGGAAATGAACGAAGAGCATAAAGATGTGCTTATCTATACCAGCACAGAATTAAGAGATAATATCCAATTTTTGCCAAACCTGGAAGCCAAAAAAGCTATTGAGGTTTGTCAGGCAGTTTCAGGCACTTTTGAAAATTCAGAAAAAAAGGCATGGGATAAACGAGAAGATTTCGGTGCTGACAGTTTGATAAAAACACTAGAGGGTGAATGATGAAGATGTCTAAAAAAATAAAACAATGGAGAGAATTAAATGAAACAAAAAAGGAGTATGGGCGGTCATCAATCGACTAAAATGATTTCAGATGAATGGTTAACTCCACCGGAAATATTACAAGAGCTTGGAGAGTTTGATTTAGATC